AACAGGTTGAAGTCAAAAGTACTCCCAACTTTTGCTACATACAAAACCCTGATGGCAATTTCAAGGTCATCAGAATGCTAGACAAAGAGCTGAAGTTGTCTGTCCCAGGAGCATTCTTTGCTCCTTCATATGGTAAAACATGGGATGGATACACACACTTTATCACTCCTAAAGGGAAATTTCTGACAGGGTTGTTAGACCTGGTTACAGATATTTGTGTTAAACACGACATAGAAGTATCTGTAGTCAATGCTCCCCCGGAGTTTGATTACGACCTAGACCTCTCTTTGCACGGCATAGAACTCCGGCAGTATCAAAAAGAGGCAGTGTTGGCCAGTTTAGAGGCAAGGAGAGGCATTTTATCTCTAGCCACTAACGCTGGGAAAACAGAGATAGCTATTGCTCTCATCAACTCATTGAAGAAAGTGGGTCAAACCTTATGGTTGACTCATTCCCTAGACCTCGCTGACCAGAGTTCTAAGCGTATCCTAGGGAGGACTGGGCTACCTGTTTCCCTAGCTTACAAAGGAAAATATGATTTATCCGGTAGGATAGTAGTATCCACTGTTCAAACTATGTCTAAGAAACTATCTCATTCTTCTGAAGTTCTATCTTGGCTAAACAAAGTACCGATAGTTATCCTAGACGAATGTCATCTAGGCTCTGCGGATACATGGGTTAAAGTTGTCTCTGCTTGTGAGAAAGCATACTTCAGGTTTGGTCTCTCTGGGACACCATATACCGATGATAAAATACGCAATAGGAAGCTCACTGGTATCCTAGGCCCTGTGGTTTATCACATAGGCAATCTAGACCTGATAGATTTGGATGTTTCTGCTGTACCTACAGTGTTTGTAATACCTTTCCAGCACAAGGAATATCTAGATTATCAACTTGCTGTGAGTAGAGGGGTTGTACATAACATTGAAAGAAATAATCAAATAATCAATGTCCTACGGAAAGCAGAACCCAATACAAAAGGGCTAGTTATGGTACAGTACATCAGTCATGGAAATAACCTTGAATCCTTGTGTAAAGAGGCAGGGATAAAGGCTAAGTTCGTAAGTGGTAACGATACATTAGAAACCCGTATCAGTCTGCTAGAGGAACTCAAGTCAGGGGAGTTGAATTTCCTGATATCTACCAACATCTTTGACTTAGGCATAGATGTACCGGAGCTAGACTGGGTGTTCCTAGCAAGTCCTACCAAATCAGTAACCAGGGTTCTACAGCGTATTGGTAGGGTTCTTAGGAAATCAACGACTAAGGACAAAGCACTGGTGTATATGTTTCAGGATGAAGGTGACTTCTTCCTCAAGTCAGCATCTCATAAGATGCTACGGATTGTTAAAGCAGAAGGATTTGAAATCATATGAGATGCTTTAGGAGCTCGATGTGTTTAAATCTCTCTCGCGCGCTCGCGCTCGCGCGCGCGCATTTATTACTTCTAGAGTACAATGGAGAGAGAGAAGTCTCTTCTCTCTATACTTGTACTCTAGAGTATCCACTCTCGAAGAGACTACTCTCTCTGAGAGTAGTCTATGAGAGAGGGGATATTAAATATACAACTCTCTCAGAGAATATAAATATACAACTCTCTCTTCTCCCCTCCATAATCCTCCCCTCCTCTCTCTTGATTTCTTCCGGAGCACAACATGTCTAACACACAGCCTGTCACTCTGACGGACTTCTATGCCATGTACAGGGAAGGCCAGGTAGCTGCTTTCCAGCGGAGGTTCAGCGCTGTAGTATCCGATGAGGGCCTTGAGTCATTAGCCAGAACATTTTGCACCCTGAAACTATTTCTACCTGACGAAGACATAGAGCCATACATGGGCTATGTCATGAGGTGGGCTAGGTCCAGGGGCATTAGGGCAGACCATCGCCTGTTACGGTCAACCAAGCTACTCACTGCATTCATCCGGCGTACCAATAGGCAAGATAGATATGGCTTCACCAATGTTGAGGCTATGAGAGAGCAGTTGCTGCTGAGAAATAGAACTTTTGCTGATGAATTGACTGCTTTAGTTCTCAAGGTAAAAGCTGTATATCAAGTTACAGGGCAGGACCTGGCTTTTGCGTTCCTGCTAGCGTTAGACTCCCGGCACTGGCAGTATTATGACAAATTAGCAAGCCTTTGCCGCAAAGTATTACAAGGGGATTCAGCATCCGTCAACATCATGAAGGAGAAGGGTCTATATGAAACCGTTTAGGCTCAGCGAAAGCAAGGCATTCCAAGAAGAGTTGTTCATGTACCTACTGAAGCCAGAACACTTTAAAGAGTTTGGTTTGTTCATCCCACCAGAGTCATTTGTGATTGAGTACCTTGGGCTGGCGTGGGAAGAGGTTAGAGAGTTCTACAGGCAGTATGGCAAAGTACCTGAACATGGTTCCATAATCAGCAGGGTGGTTGACCAAATCCAAAGCAAAGACAAACGCAAGGCTGTCGAGGACGCCCTCACGGTTGTGATGGCAAAACAGCCCAATGACATTGAGTTCATACGGCAGCATCTTGTAGGATTTGTAAAGCGCACAAAACTAGCCTTGCTGGGGGAGTCAATAATAGCAGCGTCAGAGCAAGGGGAAAACATTGATGTGTTAGGGCTAAGGAGTGAGCTAGACAGCATATCCTCGTTCGGTTTTCCTAACGTAGAAAACAGTACATACTTCGGCACATCAAAAGAACGGTTGCTAAAATACATAAGAGGTGAAGAATCAGAGCTGCTGAACGTGGGCCTGGGCAACCGTATCAGGGTAGCCCGCGGGGAATTGGCTGCCATACTCGCTCCACCCAAAAGGGGCAAATCATTCTCCCTAGTCAACATTGGGTATGGGGCTATGACTAACGGCCTCAAGGTGCTGCATATTACACTTGAATTAAGGCAGGAAGCAACCGAGCTCCGGTATGACAGAGCAGTGACTAACCTCACCAAGCGTGCGCTCCGCCAAGCAGATAACTATGACAGAGCGCAAGAGCTAATCAACAGGCTGAAGAAACTCCGAGGAGAATTGGTTGTCAAGTATTTCCCTGCTAACAAAGCATCATCCGAAACGATATATGGGCTGCTCAACTACTACGCCACCCAAGGAATCAAGTTTGACGTATTGGTGGTTGACTATGCTGACCTGCTAGAGCCAACTAGGAAGTATTCGGAAAGAAGATTTGAGCTATCAAGGACATACACAGACTTGAGGGCTTTGGGCAGCGAATTCAATATGGCGGTTTGGACTGCCAGCCAGAGCAACAAAGCCACCCTAAACGCTGAGATAATCAATATGTCAGACGTAGCTGAAGACATAGGCAAAATGGCCATTGTAGATTTGGCTGTTGCTTTTTGCCAAACCAAGGAGGAGAGATATGGGCAACCTGAGCGCGCTCGCTTGTACATAGCAGGAGCTAGGGAAGAAAATGATGGCAGGATTATACAGGCCATGGTGGACCGTGATGTAGCTAGGATTTACGTAGATGAGAACGAAGACTCAGCTTTCTGAGCAGGTTATCAATGTCTGGTCTAGGGGGCAGGCTCGCATAGGCCATGATGGCGAAACTAAAGTGCTCTGCCCAAAGTGCATGCATATTGACCACAACGGCTACCCTACTTTGAACTTCAATGTCACCAAAGGGGTAGGCCGTTGTGTGTTCTGCCTCGCTACTTTTACGACCCTCCTGCTTATGAAACAGGTCAACGCAGTACGTCTTATGGCTCACAAACCTTACGTTGCGTCTCTAAGACGAGAGCGTGCCAGAGGCCCAAAAGTGGAGGCTCCCTCCGCTGACCTATGGACCCCTCTAACCGGAGCAAAAGGGGTTATGGCAGCTAGAGCAGCAGATTATCTGTTCAAAAGAGGGGCAACTCCAGAAATGATTCATAAGTACGGGGTAGGGTTTGGCACGGTTGGCAGGTTGTGGGGGAGACTGGTGTTCCCGCTATTTGAGGACAACAAACTGGTGTATTATCAGGCTAGAGTTGTTGGTAATGCAGGCGGCCCTAAGTACCTAAACCCATCAGAAAGCGATGCCTGCTTAGGAAAGAGCAGCGTGGTGGGTTACATACAATATCTTCGGCCCAATGAACCCTTTATCATTACAGAGGGATTGATGTCAGCTTGGGGAGCGTCTGAGCTGTTCGGTTGTCCTGCAGTTGCTGTGCTAGGCAAGACAATTAGTGATGTTCAGGCCATCAAGCTGTCTAAGCTACACCTCGGAAGGTGCACGTTGATGTTTGACCCTGATGTCTCTAATGACCAACTGAGAAAGGCCAGTAAGAAATTGTCACAGTGGGGCATAGCAGTGGATATAGTACATCTTACAGAGAAGCAAGGAGACCCTTGGGATTTATACAGGACTAAAGTTTTCAAGCACTAAGCTGTAATACAAGAGTGGAGGGCACACATGCGGTTGTATGATGATGTCACTGAGGCCACACAAGACCTATCACAGTGGGTTATGCGCTCAGGAGCTGATAGGCACTCCCGTGGCATGAACTACAAGGAAATTGTTGACCTCAGTTGGGAAGTAAGCTATCCTCTCGAGGACTTACTGCCTAGACTGCCATCACGCAAGGCCCACCCATTTCAACTGATGGCAGAAACTCTATGGGTACTGTCCGGGCAAGACCGGATTTCTTTTCTGCAAAGGTACATACCGTCAGCAGCTTCATTTAGCGATGATGGCCTGGTGTGGCCTGGGGCTTATGGGCCTAGGATTTGTGCGGGTATCGGGGCAGTCATAGAAGTACTGGCATCTGACCCCGAAACCCGCAGAGCATATCTCCCCATCAACTCCCCCACTGACCTGACTCGGCTGAAAAGCTCTAGGGACATACCTTGCAATGTGGGGATTCAATTCTATAGGTCCGGACAGTACCTTAACCTGGTTCGTTTCTGCCGTAGCAATGACTTGATTTATGGGTACGCCATCAACCACTTTGAATTCTCAGTGCTCCTCGCAGTGGTTGCTGCAGCCTTGCCAGGAGGCGTTATTCCTGGCAAGTACATCAATCATGTTACCAGTTTGCATGTTTATGAGGACAAGTATGAGCAGGTGCGTAGAATGGTGTCTGACATACCAACATGCAAGGCTATTTCTGGGCATTCCTGCTCTGGCTTTGACTACGGTAATGAGTGCATAGATACTTATCCCAGCCTGCTGGGAGACCACAATGCTATTTGGAGAGTGGTAGAAACATTGTCTAGAGCTTGGGAAGGCACAAATACAAGTCAAGTGTTAGACACCTTGTATGCCTTGAGAAAGAACCTGTCGTCAGAGCCTAGCAACCATTTTGTCCATGTGTTTTATGCTTTGCTGGGTGCGCACTTGCTGTTCCGTAAAACAAACAACGCGGAAGTGGCCCGTTGGTGGCAGAGTTTCAAACTACATGAGGAACCATTGGCCAATAACGGGCTAGTAGCTGCCAGTAGGCAGTTCTTACTGAGCAAGGACTGTGCTTTGTCTAACGTACTGTAAAAGGAGAAATTGATGGCTTCTTATTCCAAACTTGCTCGCAGACTTTCTGACATAAAGAGGGTGCACATGCACCAGCTCCGCAAGCCTCAGAGTGTAGCAGAGCATAGCTACAACTTGGCTATGTTTCTGCATAAAGCAGCTTCAGTTCTCAATGCCAGCAATTCACCAACAGCTAGAGTTGATTTGACCTACTTGCTGGAACGGGCGTTGTTTCATGACCTGCCCGAAGCAGTGACTGGGGATATCCCTTGGCCAACCAAGAAAGTCATCAATGAACTGCTTGGTTCTGATAAGGGTAATAATTATGAGCAGGTTGAGCGAATACTGCTGTGGGAAAAAGCTGGTATCCTAGACTCCGACGCCATACAAGGGAGCATTTGGGGCAACAGTTCTTCACATACATTAGAAGACCATTTGGTTGAGTTTGGAGACATGCTTGAACTGTTTCTTACCATGCAGGGCGAAGTTGAACTGGGTAACTCAGATGTGGAATATGTCCTTGACAAGGCAACACAAGTGGCTTGGGCTAGATACAATTATTTCTTTTCTCAGGAAGTCAGAACTTTGCTCTTTTTGACTGAAGAAGTTGCTGCCCTGGTCAAAGCAGTCAATGCTGCCAGCTTGGCAATTATGGAGGATGTAGGTGTTTAGTATATTCAATGGGGAAGCTAAACGGCTAAACCCAGTCCTTATGACCAATGGCCAGGTGACATCAAAGCAGTACTGCGGTGACGCATTAGCCGTTCTGCCTAAGCTGGGAAGGGAGAGCGTGAATTGTTGCGTGACTTCTCCGCCTTACTACGGCCTTAGAGATTATGGCGTTGAAGGGCAGATAGGTCTTGAGAAAACTCCAGAAGAGTACGTCGCCAAGTTGGTTGCCGTGTTCCGCGAAGTGAAGCTCGTGCTACGGAAAGACGGAACGCTCTGGCTGAACTTAGGGGATTCGTATGCGGCTGGGGGCAGTGGTGGCTACAGCGATAAATCAACGTTATTAGGATTCACGAATGCTCATACCAAGGGCCGATTGATGGATGCTACTCCTATACAACGCAAGGTTCCCCCTGGCCTCAAGCCCAAAGACCTCATCGGCATACCCTGGCGCGTTGCCTTTGCTTTGCAGGCCGACGGCTGGTATCTCCGGTCAGATATCATCTGGGCCAAGCCGAATCCGATGCCGGAATCGGTCACGGATAGGCCCACCAAAGCTCATGAGTATCTTTTCCTGCTGGCAAAGCGCGAGAGGTACTACTACGATGTGGAGGCGGTGAAGGAGGCCAGTTTGCACCCCGGAGCGGTTCATGTCTCGAAGGCAAATCAAAAGATGTGCGATATGAGTGGCATAGTGCCGCAGCATGACATAGTAGCCAGAGAGACACGCAACCGTCGCTCAGTCTGGAACATAGTAACGCAGCCATTTAAGGGCGCTCACTTTGCTGTGATGCCGGAGAAACTTGTCGAACCTTGCATTTTGGCAGGATGCCCGGAGGGCGGAACTGTGCTAGACCCGTTCTCCGGCGCGGGCACGGTAGCTGCTGTAGCTGCTAGACTTGGCCGGAGTAGCATTGGCATTGAATTGAACCCAGCATACATTGAAATGGCGACAGCACGCATCAAAAACAGTCTTGGCGCAACAGCCACTATCTGGAGGCAAAAATGACTGAGGAGCGGTCCACACATAGGATAGAAGGTATCAACCTGTCGTTCACTAGTGGTCTAGACGCAGAGTCTACCCGTATTATTTTGGACGAAGCCAATTGGTTTGTGGTTGCAGCCAAGCTGGCTCTGATTCAAAGCCTGACGAAGGCACCTGGGTACAAAAACTCATGGTGCAAAAGGGGAGACCATGGTATCTTTTTCACGATAGCACGCAAGTGGGACAGGCTTGAGTCAATCTTCACCAGTGGTAAGGACATATGGAGTGGCTTTGGTGAAGCTGTTGAGGAAACTGTTCTTGACTTAGCTGTCTACTCTGTGAAGTGGCTTGGGTACATACTTGCTAAGCACCCAGACCGCTATGACAAGTTGGTTGAAAGGCTCTACAAGGAAGTTGTAGACGTGCAGGACAAAATTGAGATATTTGATACTGAAACGAACCATGCTGTCCTGCACGGCTCCAGGGAGTTGGAGCATGACTAAGGAGGTATCTGCTACAACCATCCCAGCTAAACTCAGCAAGCTGCTGCTCAGCAACGGGGATATTCTGCTTGCTACAGTAGATAGCAAAGTGACTCCTAGGCAATTGAAGCACTTGCAGGCATTGCTGCGGGGAGCTTTGTCTCAGCTTGGTTTAGACGGTGTGCTTGTTTTGGTAGTCACTGAGGATATGCACCTAAACAAATTGACAGATGATATGCTAGACAGCATGGGCTTGATGAGGAAACGGTAATGCCTCGTTGTACTGACTGTGACCTATGCAAATCTTGCATGTCAGTCAAGATACCTATGTCTGTTGGCAGTGGTTCCCCTAGAATCTTGATAATAGGGGAAGCTCCTGGCGCCGAAGAAGATAGGATGGCTAAGCCATTTGTGGGCGAGTCAGGGCAGCTGCTGAGAGATGGTCTAGCTGAGTTCCTGCCTAAAGATGTAGTGCCTTACATAACTAATGCTGTGAAGTGCCGCCCCCCACAAAACAAGTTGAGCGGGGCCAAGGCTATACAGGCTTGCCGTAAATACTTGATTGAAGACATAGAAAATTGCCGCCCTGACTTTATATTTGTGTGCGGGGCAGTGCCTTTGCAGTCACTGCTCGGTTTGACTGGTATTACTAAGCTGCGTGGCACTAGGCTGTCCTACGAAGCCTCCTGGGGAGCGGTGCCTGTGTTCCCCATATTCCATCCGG